TAAATTAAGTATGACAAAACTAAAACCACATATAAGAAACAACTTAGAGCCAGAATACGTCGATTTGTTAGAATCGGAACTCGTTGTTAAACTAAGCAAAGAATTTCCAGGAGCAAGAGTAATATGCCTGCAAAAGATTTAAGAATAAGACAAAGTGTTACTGTAGATAAAACCTTAGAAGAGGATGTCGAAGATATGCCTTTTGAGTACATGGATCCAAATGAGAAGCAACTGACTAAGAGACAACGATTGTTAGTCTGGAACGCAGTCAACGATCCTCAGTTATCGTTTGCAGAGGCCGCTAAGAAGGCGGGATATAAGAATCCTATCGTTATCGGTAGGTATATGCGAGAAGGCAATAAGTATTCGCACGTACGTCGGGAGTATGAACGCTTGATGTCGGAGGCTAAGAAAAAGTTTGAGCTAACGCATGAGAAAGCAGTCGAGGACTTGTATAAGCTACGGGATGACGCTTGGGGTCGGGGTGCATTTAACGCGGCTATACAAGCTCAAGGACTGTTGCTCAAAGTCGGGGGACTTATCGTTGATCGTCGGGAAGTATTGCATGGCAAGATAGATCAGATGAGTCGGGAAGAGGTTGAGCGTAGACTCCAGGACTTACTAGGATCTAAGACAGGTATTACGATTGAGAATAAGTCGGATACTAAGGCCATAGAAAGTAAGTAGTCGGGAGTCATTAGGTTTACACTTTAGTCTTATTTAAGGCATCTATACATATTTTGATACCTTCTATATTCAAATTGTCTCTCAGATTTACTCCAAACTTTTTTTCATATTCATCAAAGTTAAGAGTATCTTTGTTGCAATTTTCATAAATTAAATCTTCTAAATCTTCCCATAGTAATAGTTCTTCCATTAGCTTTTCTCCTTCATAATTGATTTATAAATACTACCTTCTTCGGAAAGGTAGATTGTTTGTTCTGTATCTTTATTTCCGCAAAAAGGACACTTTTTAATAAACTGTTCACCTTCAAAATAGTGATTGCTGCATTTCAAACATTCAACGATTTGCATTAGGTTTTCTCCTCAATTACTTTGTAACACTTTGCATAACCTGTTGTATTAACTTCTCTTATACCTTCGTCGTTGATGTATGTAGGGTAGAAAACAAGTCGGCACTCGTTTGTTATATCGTCCCTGTATAAGTTCATATCCCACACCTCCCCTTCTTCAGTATCTACAGATGTCCAATTATCATCTTGCCAATCAAATTCAGTACATTCTTTCATTGTCTTTTCTTCTCTAAGTACCTTCCACGTTTTAGCCATTAGCTTTTCTCCTTGATTTTTTTTGGTTCATATAAAGGAATTTCATAATCTAAATCTGCACTTGTATAGGATTTAGGTTTTGGTAGATGTTTAGCAAGTTTTTCATATAAAGGTATTAAATCTCTATCTGATTCCATTCTGATACCTACCATTTCTGTCAATTCAAATATTTCATCAACTGTTAAGTTTATTTTCATTAGCTTTTCTCCTTGAGTTTATTCCTAGCTTTAGCGGACTTAATTATTCTGTTCCACCTGTTGCCTTTCTTACGTTTGTTAACCAATCCATTAGCTTCTTCGGGGCAATTCTTTCGCCATACTTTGTCTAAGTCTCTAAGATTCATTGTCATTCTCCGTATGATGTTATTTGTTGCTCTTTAGTCAGCTTATCTTCGTAGAAGTAAACTACTGCTACGCAACCTTTAGTCGCACATTCTTCGATTCTGTAGTCTATCTCGTCAAATTCATTAAAACTTCCAAGAAGACAAGCTACATCACCTGTATTTATTTTATTTTTCATTGTTTTTTCCTTATCAGTAGTTAAAACATTTAACGGGTCGTTTGTAAGAATAAAATCCATAGCCTTTTGAGTATCTTTAATAGACTGTAATTCTTTATATTTCTTTTCATTTATTTTCATAGTTATCTCCTAATCTGTTTTTGATTTGTTCGGATATCTCCTCTTCGGCTATTACTTCCTCAAGAGACGATAGTTTAAGTTCGTTTGATTCTTGTACTTTAATTAGTCGGGTTAGATACCACTCAGCTTTCTTTAAATCTTCAATACCGCCTTTGTCCTTGTATCGGGTAACGTACTTGATGATATTGCCTTCTAGGTAATCCATAGAATGAGAAACAATATAATCAGTCGTTTCTATTCCTTTGCGGTAATAAGGTGGGTTGATGTTATCGCTCATAGTTTTATTCTCTTTCATCTATTTCTGTTCCGTCGGGAAAGTAAAAGACTCCATATCCTTCTACAGAGTCGCACTCTTCATCTGTAATTTCGCCTTCAACATAATCATAGTTTTTGATTTTTTCTATAGCTTCTTCATTAGTTTTAGCATCAACTTCTACTTTGTACCCGTACCAAGTAGATTCTTTCCTGTAAAAGGTAACTATCATCTTATCGCTCATTGTCGGACTCCTTTAACATACGTATTTCTTCTCTGTAATCTCTATCTTGAAGTTCACAGATTTGTTTAAATGTTTTGGCTTTAGACATACATTCAAGATCAAGCCTCATATCTTCAATACATTCGTTCATAGAATCAATAAAGATCATTTCATATATAGCCTTAGATCGTTCTTCTATACGTTCCCTTAGTTCTTTTTTAGTTAGCATTGTCGGACTCCTCTATTATTTTTGTTTCTGTAACCTGTTCTTCATCTCCTCCATAGTCTAATCCGCTTAAAGTATGTTTCTCAGTATCAAAACTCCCACTCATACATAATTCTTCTGCTTCTTTTTTTGAGTCAGCTTTTACTGTATATTCAGAATAGCCTGTCCAAGATGTTTTTACTTTATAGGTTTTCATTGTCGGACTCCTTACTAGAACGATCATAAATGGCGGCAACCTCAGACCATTCTCCATTTTCAAGAATATCTTCAAGAATATGCAAGTTATAGTCTATCTGTCCCTTAAGAATATTATCTGTATCGTCAAACGTTACATCACACTCAATACCATTGACCTGACACTCGGCTCGGGGGTTATGACTTGTAATGTCAACCTTAGAAATCAATTCTCTGATGTTATTGAAAACATCATCATGTAACTCTTCCTCACATTCTATTGTGTAGTATCTTGTAACCTCAGTCGTTTCCCTTACTTTATACTCATATCTTTTATAGCTCATTGTCGGACTCCGTAATATCTTTTATATGCGTTTGGTCTATATGAAATAAATCTCCACAAGTATTGTTGTATTCTTTAATTAACTCTCTAACAAATTCTTCTTTATTATTGGCTTGTCGGACTGGATTAACTGTTCCAAGTTCAATAGTACATTCAAATGTTTTCATTAGTTTTGCTCCTTAATAAAAAATCCGCTCAGTATGTCTTCAACTTCACTTACGATATCGCAAAATTCATCTTGCTTATCTTCGGTATAAACTTCTTCTCCGTTTTCGTCTTCTGTCCATATAGAATCTAAAGCGGAAAAATTAAGAATAAAAGTAGATAAAGTTGAATATAGTTCTACCCAATTTTCAGAGGGTATCGTTATTTTGTTAGATTGGCTTTTATAATCTGTACTTGTTTCGTATTGATCTGATTGAATAGGTACACATAGAGAAGCACTCCATAAATTATCCATTTTTAAGACTTCTTTATATCTTTTTTCAGCTTCTTCTTTATTGTCTAAAAATGCTTCATAGTGATCGGTAGTATCATTTTCATTCTGATAAAATTCGTTTTTGGTTGTATAAACCACTAGATAGTCAGTCATTAGTTTTTCTCCCACACAACTTCTTCAAGGGTAAAATCTACTATCTCTGAATCTTCTAGGTCGGTATCAAAAGACATACCTATTATTGATTCTTCGTCTTTAATTTCGTCCATTTCAATAGTAAAAGAAAACGTAAGATCAAAATCATACAATCCTTTATATTTGCCTTCGTTTGATTCAAAATCCCAATTGTTGAATAAGTCGGCAAAGTAATCATTACCTAGCCATAAGTATTTATAGAAGTCTCCATTCTTTAGTTCAGCATGAATTAATTTGGTAGTTTGTATTTTGTTAGCCATTAGTTTTGCTCCTTAGTCGGGTTATTAGTCGGGGGGTTAGTCGGGTTATAGTCGGGGTTAATATGTATAGAAAAATCAAAGTACTGCATCATTTGATACAGTAGATCTAATTCTGCTTCTTGTTTGGT